TCCACTATCAGCTGAGCTGGTAGCATTACTCACTCCGTGCTTCTACCTCTCTATCTGCGAATATGGTCTTCATCAGGAAATCATCGAACGATGTGCAGCGCACATCATCGAGTTCCGTGTACTGCCTATTCCACGGCCGGTCCATAAGATAGGCCTTGGTCTTGCCGTGCTTGTTGATCTCCTTCACTTGCTTGTGGAAATCATCCAAGTGGTAATCCACTCCCAGCTGCTCAAGGAGGGCAGGACGGTCGTCTCCGCCGGCGTTGCAGCCGGTAATCAGGGGCACTCCTTGGTTGCGAATCCAACGCGAAAGGAGCTGAGTGGTATCCTGAATACCCTCCTTGGCTAGGAGATTAACACGGACGGTGACAGCGTACATGTTGTACAATGCATCGTCCAAATCGTTGTTAATAGCGACGAAGTCTACGTTATGATAAGGCTCGAGGTTCAAATAGAACTCCGGGATCTTAAGCATAGCATCGAAGGCAGTCTCGAACTGCTCCTTCGTCATGATTGGATTGTCAGCCTTCCAGGGCTCATCATTCACCCACTGATCTTCAGTCAGCTGAGTGCCATTCAGTTCGTTGAAGACTCCCAAGAACCCGGTCACCCAGTTGCATAGAACACCATCCACGTCAGAACTAACGACGTAGAGCTTGTCCTTCGGGTTATCAGTTATTGGCCGGCCATGTTGGTTATACTTGAGGGTCTTGTCCATCCACGGTTGCATCGCTCACCTCTTTTTCTTGTACGCTCGCCACTTCCGGCGCCACTGGAGGGTTCTCAGGCATCTGAAAGCTAACCTGGTCCGGACGGACAGCAAACGATCCACGCTTTCCTTCGGCGAATCCATACAGCGCTCCTATCCCAGGGTAAAACGTCATTGAATCCAGGGTGATATGCTCACCCTTCTTAAATCCTGGGCGACGAACACGCATCTTGAACTCACTACCTTCTACCGATACGTATTCCACATCGCCCACGTAGCACTGGCGTTCCCATCTCCGCGGCAAGTCCTCCAATAGAGTAGCGTCTATGGCCTTCGGCACAGGAATCGAAAAGGATTTCTGCCTTGCCGGCCGGTGGAACCGATAACTGGCCGTCGGGGGCCCTGGCGTAGGGGCTTCCGGCGGTGCTTCTTGTGCTACTTCAAGCTTTTCTTTTACTTCTTGCACAGCCTCTTGGAATGCCGCCTCTAAGACTTCATCAGGCAGCTTTTGCGACGGCATAATCTGCTGCGACTGGGTCGAGTATTCCTGATCCGGTGACAACTGTGTGTTCCACTCCGGATCCCCCGGCATTATGATTCTTTTTTCCGTCATGTTTCTTTCCTTTGGAACTGATCCCTTCTTTATTTCGTTCGTACATTTGCAAGAAGATCATTGGTATCATGTCGCCTTGCGAATCAACAACAGTAGCTACCTTTGAAGGTAACTTAGTGGGACCACCGTTTACTGAAAGCACATAAGATTGATCTTCCGCGCGGCACTTGGCCTGGATGATACCCCACTTTGAATCCTCAACATAAAAATCATGTCCTTTATACTCTTGATCAAGAGTAGGGTCTTTCTTGGAGACTTGAAGCTTTAGGTTCTTAGAGAAGTAAACACGAGCTACCTTCTCTCCAGTGTCTCCCAGCCAGGTTTCATCCATAGGATCGTTACCGAGCATCGCCTTACACTTCTGGTAGCAATCCTCCATGTCCTCAGTGAATGGTACTACAATACGTCCATCGATATCAAAGGGATTAATACTGTATCCCCATGCTCGTACGTAAGTCTTACCATTACGAAGACCAGGCACTTTATTACAGTGCAGTTTCTTTTGACCTTTCGGCCTGGCTATCTCTTTATTTATGTAGTCAACCAGCGACAGCCGCGGGAGCAGAAACATTACCCGCTTACCTTGATGAATACAATCAAAACAGCTGAATGCCATCCACCAATATGTTAGATTGAGAGGACTCTGTTCAATAAGATCCCATTCCAACCATTCTGACATCTTTGGCCTAACTAAAGACATAAGCCCCTCACATTCTTATACCTAGTATACCACAGAAGAGAGACTATTGGGAAGGAGGGCAGAGCTCCGATATAGGAAGTCTACCCTCTCCCGGCTTACAAGTTATGCAACCTCAACGAAGTTGATGTCATTCGTTGCGGTGAGACCCGTCTTCTTGTTCGTACGGAACAAGGTGTAACCGCGGGTCAAAGGACGTGGCGCCCCGGCAAGCTTGGGACCAGCGTCATAGTCTGGAGTCAGACACATACAGCCATTCTCAATGCCAATAACCTGATAATCGTTCCAGGTCTTGCCAGCCATGTGGGTATGACCCATTACGGCCGCAGAGACGGGAAGATGAACCAGGCCTACTGGGATAGCTTTCTTGTAGACCCAATCAATGAACCCACCGACACTCTTGTTGGGAATGCGCGAGTAGAGTTCTGGATGACCGATGACGATATCGCCACACTGATAGACGAATCGATACTCGGCGAAGCCATCCGTAGGCACTTCAGGAATGACTATGTTCTCAAACTGCTTGGTTTGCAGCTCGGCGAAGTCAAAAGCATCAGGTCCATGGAAGTCCAATAGACTCTGATAGAGATCCGCGGGCAATAGCTGAGCGAACTTCTTTCGAGTGCGCTCATCATGGTTCCCGGGCATCATAATGACTTCGGGATAAGCTGCAGAAAGCTTCTTGAGAATCAGCAAGAAGGCCTTGTGCTCTTCTCGAACAGAGAAGTGCTGCCCATACTTCATGTACTTGCTGTAGTTATGATAATCAGGGCCGTCACCAGCGAGGATGCAGATATCTACCTTGCCAGCGGTGTCAGCGATCATCTTATCGAAGCGAGCTTCATCGTGGAATGGAGCATGGATGTCGCTAACGATCAAACCTTCTAGGTAATCAGGATTCCCAGGGCCCTTACCTGTTTCAGTGCCGGCCGGCCAGCTATGCCAGCCTACCCAATCACGATACTCCGCCAGGATCTCATCAAAGTTCTTGGCGTACATCGTCTTCATGGGAGATACTTCAACCACTTTAGGGCTCACAACACTTGTATCCATGTTGTTCACCGTGCTGAAGATATCCCAGCACTTCTTACAACCAGATCCACCACAACAGGTTGGCGCCACCATGCCTTGATAGGTATGTGAACTGCCACAATCCTCTGGGAGGACGGAGTTAGTCTGAGGTTCCGGAGGAGCAACCTCGACTATGATTCCCTTCCACGCTTCCTTCACTTCTTCAACCGAACGGCCGACCTTTTCTGCGATCTCCGTGAACTTCATTCGATGGCCCAGTAGGGAATATACCAGGTCCTTCTTAGTCTTGGGATGCATTTCATCCCAGTTCTGCTTTAGGTTGAAGATAGCTTCGTCCTTATTCATGCCTTTCGACATGTAGCCTCCTCTTAGCTTGTTCTAAGTTGGTACAAGAAGTAAGCTAAGGTATCGTATGTTTTGTCATCGAGGTCCCCGCCAAGCCAAGCACGATCATACTTGTCTGCGGGAGCCCTTAACATCTCATTGATGCGAATCGACCTCTCATTTTGCTTGCGCGGGTCGTCCATCAACCACTTAGGATATTTCTTTATGTCTTGACTCTCAAGGAAAAGGGCATCGACTGTGTCCCGGTAAACGATGAATACACGGCCGGATGCTTTGTGACGGATAGTTGCGAGATGCTCTGCAAGCACGAGTTCATTACTCGGTTTCGCAACCGTGGAAGCCAGATTGATACGAAGATCTCCCGGGTTCTTGCAGATCGCGCCGGGCATAGGATATTGACGCTCATCCGTCACCTCGAGTTGAGACAGAAACTCCTGGTCGATCTTCCGACCGGCCAGGAGTGGGTTGAGATTAACTTCCTGTTTTTGCATTGGCCTTGCTGTAAAGATCGCTTTCGATCTTATCCACGCGCTTCGTGACGTCCTCGACGCGGGTCTCGACGAACTTGCCAGCAGCAGACTCGAGCACTTCACCCTTGACAGCGTTCGTGGTCTGACTATTCAGATAGGCCTGAGCCTTCGTGACGGAGTCACGCATCAGCTTGTGTGAAGTCTCGTAGATGCCACCAGCACGGCGACCAACTGCCGGCTTGGGAAGCGTCGGGAAACCACACGGGCAGATCAAAAGAGGGAACACTTGTTCATTTGGATCTGCCAGGATTTCAACAGAACCGGACCCTCCAGCTAGATACTTGGTAACCTGCACTTCATAGAAGTGAGATCCACCACAACGTTCGCAGACAACATCTTTGCCTGCCATCGCTCGTTGCTGGGCTTGTATTCGCGCAGCAGCGTTACTTGGACTGTTGCTCATGATTATCGTCCTCCTCGGGATCGATGATTATGGGGATATGGACCCTCGTGGGATCGAAGTCCTCAGCGATAAAATCGCCCAGAGTCTTTCCACATATTACGCACTTGTCGTCCACGTCCAGACCTTTTGAATGGTCGCCGTGAAACTCACATTCGTGCGCTTCGTGGACTTTGTTTTCAGAGTCCACAAACCCTTTGTTCTTCCCCGTTTCGGGGTGAATGATTTCCATTTCGTCGCCGGTCATATTGCCACCTACCTCATTATACCATTAGAACGGTTCTTTGTGAGCCGCTTGGCTACTTATTGTAGGGTCAGTATTCTTGGCGGTAGCCTTGTATTCATTGGCGAGCTTATGATATTTAGCCTGGTCGTCCAGACTACACTCATCCATTCGCCCTGATCGGGGCTCAAATCTGTAATAGATCGTGCCGTCAAAGGAGTTGATCTTCGACTTATCGAATACCAGTTCCAAGACAGGCTTACGATAAGGTGGAGCGTTGGTGATAGGATCCTTGTGATCTTGATCCGGATCCACCAGCGTAGCATCATCCCCAAAGTCCTTGATGTCGTTGTAAACACCGATGTTTAGGGATGAATCGTATGAGATACCACCGGTACCTTTGATGTTCCGCACGCGCGGACGAACGCCCGGCTGAAGAGACGTCTTAGGCAGCTCCATGGTCATGATAATGGTCGCGTGGTACTTGTTCGCAAGACCCTTAACAAAAGACGACATGTGGCGTGTCTTAGCCTCTCCGTCCTGAAAGCCTGGAAAATCATAAAGATGAAAGTTGTCTCCGATGACAACGAGCTTTCGCTCGGGAAACTTCTGACGTAGTGCCTTAATGCGGTTCTCCAGAGCCGGCAGCGAAGCAGCCAGTGTCGAAACGTCCTCTGGGATGAATAGCTCACGCTCGATCTTCTCCTGGGTCCAAGCCATGGCTTGCTGGTAGACTTCCTGGAACTCCGGCCAGCGATCTAACGCATAGCCAGCCTTCTTGAAGTCATTCGAATACCAGCCGGACTTATGTCCGTCGTCATTGAGCTTGGCATCACAGTAGCTAACCTGCTCGAACTTGGATCCCCACAGCCGAGGCAGGAAGATAGGCAGGGAATCATCTACCGTATGGTAGAGAACCATGCATTCGTTCGGATTGTTATCAATCAGGCGCCACGCCAGGTTAGCAAGAAATGAAGACTTGCCCTGGTTCATCTTGCCCGGGATGGTAACAAAGCACTCCGACCGCGGAATGCCACCGATCCACTTGTTGAAGAGAGGCCAATCATTACCAACGGAAAGCTCAACCATATTAGCGTCACTTTCCTGGATGGTCTTGATCTCATCGAGATAGCGCATCGTAGCTGATACACTATAACCAGCCCTACGCTGTTGAGCCTTCTCGATCTTCTCCATAGTGGTAGACAATACCGTCAGAGCTTCTAACGGCTTTAGTTGGAGCTGCTTAGCTGCCTGCTGTGCCAGCAGGGTAGTCTCCTCATTAACCTGAGCTACCTCACTGTCAACTAGCCTTGTAACCTCGCGCCAGACTACATCCTGGGCAATGCCAGTAGCTTTAGCTAGCTGCTCTGCTTTACGGAGCCGGACAAAGTTTGATTGATCATTGACGATAAGGGGGACCATTCTCTCAGCGAGAGACGTCGGATCCTCACCCATCTTGACGGCTTTATGTAATGACCAGCCAAAAATATCGACCTTTTCCAAGGTACGAAAAGCTTTGAGACCGCCCATCTTTCTAATATAGTTATCGGGATCATCTGTGCCTTCCGGCATCGCTACGATTTCAACGCGGAGGCCAATGTTTCCTCCAACAGACTCCTCCAAAAGCTTGACAAACCGATCAGTGCCAGCTTCTCCTGCGTCGTCAGCGTCGAGCACAAAGACAATGTGCTTGATACCAAGGCCGAGAATAAGTTCGAGATGGTCTCGCGTGAACGACGTCGACCCAATCGAACAGCTGTTCTGTAGTCCTGCGTTGACAGCTGTGACGCAATCGGAATACCCCTCAAAGACGTACAGCGGAGGAGTATACTTCCGGGCCCTGTGCAGGCCGAATAGTCTTTTCGACTTCTGGTATATTCGATTCCGAATGGCTGTTTCTTCACCAGCATACTCCATTGAGTTTATGTACTTCGCTGGCCGTTTGAGTTCCAATAGTCCCAGCTTACGCTCGTCGCTATCCTCCGCAGTCGTAGCCAGTACATTGGCCTTAGCAGATTCGTACTGTTTGGCTTCTTCTTCGTATAACAGGTTGCGACATGCAAAACCAACTGGGTTGGCATTCTCATCCTTAACAGTAAAGACGAGATTGTTTTCATTGAACATACTCCTACGGTGCAGATCGACTTCCTTCATGAAGGCGTCTGTCCAGCCGTGCTGTTTCTTCATACGCTCAATGAACTTGTCATACGATTCCACCGAGCCGACGCCAAGTGCCATGCGCGTCTCTTTCGACCAGCCGTAGTCAGCAAGCTTCGCTTCTACGCGATCGCTAAACTTCGAGAAGAGAAGGATCTGCGCAGCGTCGCGGTAAGCGCGATACGTATCCATCTCATACTGCTCTTCGGGATTTGGTTCCTCAATAGGCACCTCAACCCCAAACGTGTCAGCGAGATACTTCAGGTTGTCATGGATGAAGCCGGCGCCGGATAGCGCCCGCTGTTCTAGGAAGTAGGCCGCGGTAAAGATATCCCCGGTGCAACCGCAGCCGAAGCAATGAAAGTAACGACCCTGCGAATCAGGAACGATACCGCAGGAGGGATCATCATCTGAATGCTCAGGGTTCAAACAGGTGAACAGTTTGCCGCTCTTGATGTGGCGGCCCTGTGATTCAAGGTACTGAACAAGATACTCGCGTAGCTGATCCTTGGCTACGTTATACTTGCTTAGGATACTGTTTGTCATGGGTTTCCTTCTGATTAGTATAACACATTAGCGACCGCTCAACCGCATAAAATAAGGCTATACTTCACAATAACCTGCAGTGCATGCAAGCTCTTGAGCGCCTAGTGTGCGGTCGTCCTTCTCATACTTAGTGAGAAGCAACCAGTCGATGTTCGGGAAGGCAGCGACCGCTTTGTCGTAGTCTTCCTTAGTGATGGGCGTATATGGTGCCTGCTTATAGATGTGATCGCTATAAGGCAGGAATGAAATCCCACCGATCTCATTGAAGTGCTCGTAGACCCAAGCACCCACAGACAGCCATTCAGATTCCTTCACGTAGACCGTGCATGATGGATTATGTTCACACCACCATTGACGATACTTGAGGTATATTTCAAGCTGCTGTATTGCGGTGAGTTCCAGGCGCGTGACAGAATGCGCCGGACTCTTAAGTGGAAAGTAGAAAACATCCACGTCGTTGGTTTGCGTAATATCACTTTCATTGGGGACCTTGGAGTCTCTCAGAAGAGCGGAGATAGGATCTCGCTTATCTTGCCTGACCGCGCGTATGAAGTACGTGTCGTACCGCGGATGTATCCCAGAGCTCGAGTTAACCAGCTGCGAGACCGTTCCGGACGGCTTAACACAAGTGACAGCCGCAGCCTGGTTGATCCCAAGCCGCTTGGCCCATTCGGCATTCGTTTCAAGTGCCACTTTCTTGAGCGAACGTAGAAACGCCTCATGAGGATTAGCCGTAAGCGGGTTGTCCATGATACCGGTAAGCGATACACCCAGGAGCCTTTCTTCTTCGGCATTCTTTTTCCACCCTGCCCGCAGATATCGGAAGTTAGTCAGCGTGGACTGTAGGGTTCCGAGTATCGTAGCGAGACGTACCTTCTTCCGTAGAGACCTCGGCGTGTCGTCAGGACGGATGACAACTTCAGTAAGGTTGCAAAAGCCCATATCACGCAGGATGATTTCTCCACAGGGATTCGTACCAAACTCAATCTTCTCTGTCTTTCGTCTACCAGACGCTTTTGCTTTAAGTACTGCAGCCTGTCTATTAAATATTCCTCGCTCACCACTTTTGGAGTCATACAGTGATAGCCACTCCTTCATGAAGATTCCCATTTCGGGGCGCTCGGTATAGACAGCGGAGTTGTTAGCCAGGCGCCGATGAGGGTTACTGTTGTACCACTCACCAGTCTTGGCCGCGCGCATACGATCATCCGATAGATTGGACAATGAGATCATAGCACTCCGGCGGACACCTCCAACGACGACGATGTCCCCCACCTTACACATGATGTCGTGACATTCGATCGAGGTAAGCTTGCGTCCAGCTGCTCGTTTAAATGTTTCGACAGTGAACTTAAAGAGTTCGTCCAAAGGAGCCGGCCCAGAGGATCTTCCACCGAAGGTTTTGAGCGGGGCGCCCGCCGGACGAAGCTCACTAAGGTCCCACTTGGGGACCATTCCAGTATATAGTAACGCAATGAGCTCTTTAAACGATGTCGCCCAGCCAATCTTGCTATCCTTGACCTTAAGAGTAACTGCTGAAGGATAGAAGGTTTCTGCGATAGTGGGGAGTTCGTTGACATACTGCCTCTCTACTGAGAAGCCAACGCCCGTGCCACACATCGAGATGTACATGGCCTCATCGAAGGCTCTCTGATTGTTCACAGCAATGTAACTACAGTTGTAACCTGCGCAGTTATCCTTCTCGAGTGCCTCTCCAGCGGTCATTATCGCCCGCATGGAGGGCATGACTTCGAAGTTGAAGATCGCATCCCGCAGTTCCTCCGAAACCTCTTTACGAAACCGCTTCGGAATACGTACTGCGAAGAACTTAATATACCTGTCGACAGTTTCACTCCAGTTTTCCCTTCGCTCGAGGTCATAAAGCCACCTTGAATAACGAGATTTGTACACAAAATCTGAATACAGACGGCTTACATCAACAACAGGGGTTGGACCCATGGTAGATTACCTCGGTTTAGATAGAGCTTCGCTCTGCTTCTGCTCTGGAATGATATCGTCGTACAGTATTGGAATGCGTTGCTGCATTTCGGCGAGCAATGGAATCATTACCCGCCTGAAGTCCGGATGAGTCTCCTTCGTAGTGCGCATAATCAGTATATGGCGCCAGTTACGAAGGTTACCAGTCACTGCGATTGTGGAGGCAAGACCATTAGGTAGCACAGCCCGTGCAACTTGTGGCGGTCTCCCAGCTGAAAGCTGTGCAAGATATTCCGCTTCGGCACTTTTATAGGCCAACTGGAAGTCGGGATCATTTGCATTGATTCCCACTGGGACGATGAAATCCATATCGCCCTTTTTGCCATAGTTGACGAAGCGAGTACTTTCTTGCGTGAAGCTAAAGAGGCGGTGTCGAACCAGTTCGTGAGTAACCCCACGGTCCACGCGGAAGATAACGGTCGCATAAGCATGTTCTACCACACTCCAGTCGCCTTTCTCCATCACCACAAACTTGATAAATCTCTTATAGCTGTCATCTGTCTGCAAATCTTCCGATCGATGGCTAATACGTGCCATCTTCTCTATGAACTGCAGCTTGGCTATACCATCTAGCAAGTCTTGGGGGTTTAGGATCTCAAAGGTAGGCTCTATGATCTTCATCCTTTCCTTCCTGGGCCCGGTTTGAATCCAGCAAACTGACCCTTCTTGATCACCAACTCATCGGTCTCGCCTTCGCTGTCAATGTAGAACAAACGGCGGCCCTTCAAATGAGGGACCATCCGTTTCACTACACCTTCAGCGTCGTTGGTTATGGTCAGATGTCTATTCCAAGGACCTAAGTCCTTGATAGTAATACTCTCTGGAGTCACATCTGTGACTGAATACCGAGCTGGAGCTCCCATTAGCTCACTGAGTCCCGAAGGACTTCCTCCCACTCGGCGCCGGACTCTGTAATGTACTTCTTCGTCTTCACGAAGGCCTCGGCCCAGCGAGTAAGAGCGTCTGCTGACGGCTCCGGGAATACGAACCTCACTATACCAGCCTGCAGCATCTGCACGACACAGCGGTCGCACGGAGCAAAGGGATAAGTATAGAGGGTATAACCCTTCAGGTTCTCATACGAGTGGATCATCGCATTGATTTCACAATGGACCACGCGGGAATACTTCTCTTCCCTGTTGGCGTACCACTCTGGGTTGTCTGGCATGTTCTTCGGAAAGCCATTGAACCCCACTGACACAACTGTGCGGTCAGGGCGGATGATCACCGCTCCGGCTTTGGTGCTTGGGTCCTTCGACCAGCTCGCAACGAGGCTGGCCAGCTCCAGGTATCTACGATCCCACTTGGTTATCATCTGCTAGCTCCGCTAATACGTCTCCATGACACGACAAGGGCTTGCAAAAGCAGCCCAATCTCTTGCCCTTCAGTTCTTTCAGGGCGGCCATCAGCTCAGGCTTCGACTTGATATACTCGCGATACCTGGCTATGGCTTCTTCTCGAGTTGCCACCATCACCACATCTTTGAACGCCGACTTCTTGTGGGTATAGGGATTCCCCCACTTCGATCCGCGGCCGATGTAAACATCATAAGGCTGCGTATGAAGGTTAACTGCCACTGTTTTGGTTTGCATTCGAATCTCTTGAGGATCTGTTGTGCCTTTGCTCGCGCGCAGTTAGACCACAACCCCACACTATCCTCATTATCTTCAGGAGTCTTCTGCACATGAGGCTCCATCAAGATAGCGGTGAGCTGATCTTCAATATTATCACTCTTCTGGAGCTCTTGCAAAAGCTTATCTTCGGCTTCGAAGATGTCTGTCCTGAAAGGAATAGGTTCCTTTTCCTTCTTCATACCTCGCGCTCCTCGATGAAATCTGTCATAGGTTGCGACTCCTCTTCCTTCTTGAAGCTCAAGTTCGGAGGGATATTGATGATCGGCTGTTGGAATGTGACTGGAAGTCCATAGTCTATCCAGTTAATACCACCATCATGCGTAATAGAGCCGTAGTTGTTGTGCCACATCGGCTCATACATTCCGGATACACCATATTGGTTACAGGATTGCATCCTGTTGAAGAAGTCCAGAACGACTTCTCCTAACTTGTAGATAGTATGAGGCATCCAGCGCCACCGGAACACCGGCCCAGTCAAACCACCCACTGGAATCGTACCTGTCAGACCGTATGACTCAACATTCTTATACAGCTCTGTATACGATTTGAAATCCGCCTCGGTCTTCATCTTCTGGTGATCTTGATACTCGCCGATCTTATCATCCACTAAAAACTCGCCAGTAATCGGATCCATGTGAGGGTTGCTCATACTTCCCTCTCTTCGAACAGAGGTGGAATGTACTTAGGAGTAGCTTCCTTAGCCTTCACAGGCATGCTGATAGGTTCTCCTGCCAGAGTATAGGCTCCATCATCTCTGAGCGCCGACTCTAAGGTAGATGCATACGGTTTATCTACCTCAACATACTCACGACTGTACAACCAAACATACTCACGACTGTACAACCAGTCGGCCGTCACTGGAAACCAATCCTGACTACCGATACGCCGAGCCCAATAGCGATCGGGATCGTCAGAGGCCTTTTTGATCCAGATTGAGGCCGCGGGTGAGCGCAGCAAAATCGGCTGCGTCAACCACAATAACGCTTCTTCCAGTCTTGTTTTGTAGGCAAAGAGCCCCGCAACACCTGCCATTTCGTCTAGCATCTTGTCTTACCTTGTCCAACTCCCTGAGATGAATCACGGGTTCCGTGGCCGTTGATTGCAGTTTCGTATCCACCACGACAGAATCAAACAACAGATGATCACCGTCACGGTTTACCCTCCCTGAGTTCCGGGTAGACTTAATGATATGGTCATTGGTTTTGCGTTCTGCCCTTGCGGCCGCGCGAACACGGGCCTGCTTGGTGGGATCTTTCGCCTTTTTGGCCTCTTGACGAGCAATGGCTGCCTGACGCTTGGCATGACGCTTCTCCTCTTCAAGCTTGCGATGGTGCCAACCCTCCAGCATAGGCTTCCAGTGGTGCGTACGAATAAAGTACGGCGCCCCAGGCGAAAACCTGCAGTTATTACATTCTGGATGGGAACTATGTGAGGGGGAGTTTGCACACTTCTCCCCCTCGATGCATGCCACAGGCTCAGTTGTTATAGCGAAGACTGAGAGTGGATTATCCTTCAGTGATTGCGGCTGCGCCATGACTGGCCAGCTCCTCACCAATAGCTTTCTTGATTCCGTTGAAGAGCTCTTCGTTCTTCTTCATGGCTTTATAGAAGTTCAGGTCGCCTTGTATCTTGGCGTCGCCAAACTGATACCAGCCACCCTTCTTGATGATTACTCCCAGCTTCAAACCCAGCTCGAAGTAATCATAGTGGACTGAGAATCCTTCACCCAGGACGTAAGTCAGGATTGCCTGCTTGTACGGTGGAGAGACTTTGTTCTTCGTGGTGTAGACCTTAGTCTTCAACGCGTAGACAGTCTCTTCTCCATCCTCTTCCTTCTTCAGCTTCTCGATGATCGAGATATCCAACCGGATAGTACCGAAGAAAGGCAGCGCTCGGCCACCCATAGTCTGATATCGAATCTGTCCTGTGGGATTGTAGCCACCCACTACTTGTCGGGTCTGGTTGATCCAGATGACAGTAGCGCGCTTGGCAACGTTCTTGCGCAGGAAGTTGGACATCAATAGGGCTACAGCTCCAATCTTGGCACTCTCATCAGTGTCCTTCTCAAGGTTGGCCTTGATATCCATTGCGGCTATAGAGTCCACCACAACGAGGTCGAACACTTTTGAGGCGTCGCGTACCAGATCCAGGACTTGCTCTGCAGTAAACGCATCAGGCGGTCGGGAAACACGAACTGGAATAACTCCCGGGTTGCCCGGCGTCGTAACGATCCCCAGTTGCGCGAGAAACTCGATTGTGATTGTCCGTTCAACGTCAATGATGAGTGTTCTCTTACCCATGCTCTGCCAATGCTGGAGAATCTGAAGGCCAAGAGATGTCTTGCCTACTTCAGGTTCCTTAGAAAATATCTCGATGTCACGTCCATGTGGAAGTCCGTTGAGGGATGCATGTAGGATCTTATCCAGCTGCGGAAATCCCGTCGGAGTACACTCGACTGACATGTCTGTAATGTTCTCGGCGAGTTCCAACATATCGCCGAAGTTGTACTGTGCGAGCTCCGTCTCCAACTCCTCGTTCAAGTCCACTTGCTCTTCTTTCTTAGCCATCATAACCCCTTTGTTTGCAGTGCACTACGGACGTCGGCAGATGAAATGTAGATCCGCTTGGCCAGCCAAGAACCAACATTGGTCCTGGGCTTAGGCTCGACATCTTGTGCCCTAATAGGAAGTATAACATACTTCCCCTTTGTCAGTGCATCAAACTTCCGGATCCGATCCTTATCTCGGAGGAAATGGAAGGCAGAGCGATACATCTTCTGTCGCTGACCGTCCGTCACCCAAGGGCGAGTAGTCTCAATCCACCTATCTAAAGGCACAATGGACGTCCCGTCATACGTGTGGAACAAGAAACGGAGATTGCCGTTCTTGTCCACGCGGAATGCTTTCATTCCTCTAACCACCTTTAGCTTCTCCTCTGAACATCTTGAGCGCTTCAGCTACATCTTTAGCTGTCTGCTCAAGGGATTCTTTTGTTGCCGCGCGATTGCGACTCCAAGCGTTGATGATATCGAGTGGACGTGCCACCTCGGCCGGACAAGGGAGCAAAGGAGTCCCATTCTCCGTCTCTAAATCATGATGACCAGTGAAGTTTATACCCCAGGCTGCGCGTATCTCTTGCAGATCCTGGGCGTACTCGTCGCAGATCTCACACTCACCGGGTGCATGGAGCACTCGCTGGTCGCAGTGTGGCCAGGTCCGTGGTTCCTTCTGGTTTTTCTTCATTGTCGAACTCGGCTTTGAGCTTAAGGTAGAGCTCACGACGTTGATCTTTATCACGTGCTTCCTTCAGGAGACCAAGTCTCTTGGCTTCTTCCTGTTGCTTCCGATCTTCTTCGTCGAAGAAATCGTTCACCGCTTTCGTGCCGGCGAGGGCCGCATGTAATGGAATAGTATAAGCATTCTCATCCATCTCACCACGCCGATCTTCGAACCATTCTACAGTGATGACAACGTTGTAGTTAACGTTGTCCTTCGAATGAAGCTCGGTGTCGCCCCACTTCACAATCGCCGGCTGTCGCTTGAAGAAGCGCTGCTTGATGGCATCGGTAGCGGGTGCTAAGATGACCTCGAGCTGCTTCATAACCGACAGATGCTTCTTCCAGATCTTGAGGAAGTCTTCATCCTTAAGGGTGAGATCTCCAACCGGAGGAGTCTCAACATGAGAAGGTTTGGGAAACCTAGAGCTAGGAATCTTAGCCATTAGACCGTCTTCTTGCGCGGGGCGTCGACTTCGATGCCCAACATCTTCTTAGCCAAGTTGACTCGCGAGTCAACGCAATCGATCAAGCCTTCCAAGTACGACTGGATCGCTGAAAATCCTCCAGACAGTTTACGGCGATACGCATCTCTTTCAATCTCTGGAATGCGCTTGGATTCGCCCGTGATATCTGTAGTCTTTGACGACAGAAAAGTGCTATCTTTCGCATGATCGGTGAATGCGGATGCGAAAGAGTGAAATCTAACCAGTCTTGCTCGCCAGGATTCAACATAGGCCATATGCTGTTCAAGGCTTGCCACGTCAGAGGACAGAACATTCTTCTCGAGTGCAGCCACCAGCGGGCTGATCCGCTCATTGATCTCTCCTTCGAACTGATCGCGCGCAGCGGTAAGCTCTTCGATTGAGTTGATCTTGAAAATCTCTTTAATGCTTTGCATACTAACCTCCACGATGTCCTTTGTATGAGTCCGAAGAAGAGTTCTCAAGAACTTCTCCGTCCTTCACTACTAGTTTACCACGAAAACCCATTCCACCCTCCCAATATTTCAGAGTGAAAGTGTTATTCGGGAACCGGTCAGATAACCGTCCAACGATAGGTGCTGGCGGCGCCCAAGCCGTGTCGAAACATAGCTTTACAGCGCCCCTGGACATCGGAACCGTCCGAACTTCCTCACCTACGTTCCATTTGGTACCCCAATAAGTACAACGCCAGTTGTACCAGTAGTCTTGCTTCTTAAAAGGCCACCACCTTTTCACTTGACGGACGACCTTGTTGAAATCCAAGGCGCCCTGGCTGCCCTTAAGGAACTCAACTACTTTATCCGCTCCCTTACCGCGGATAGTTAGTTCATTCTCACACCAGTTAGGCACTGTGAGCATCTCCTGACATAAAGCTGACGTTGTTGATATGCTCCCAGCGCTCGCCGACATTGCCGATATCGTACGGCAGACATCCTTGACCGATCTTGAGCTTGACATACTTAGATACCCGCTCCCACAGATCCTTGTTCTTGCGGATACACTGTACTCCCTTGTAGTGAGGGCTGAGCTCTATGATGTAGCCGCCGGCTATAGCGGCAAATATGTGAGCCAGGTCCCAAGCAAAAGGAAGCTCTCGATTCTTATTGAGAGGGTGATTAGGATGCCCGTAAGAACCCGAGTTGTAGCACTTACCACTGGCCTGGCTCCCAGTCCAGTTGTAAATCTCCCATATTAGATGGAGCCTTTCCGCTTCTTGACTCGGTCTGAATGGGTAGGACATGTATTGCCTCCTTTCTTATCGAGGACCTTCTGGACAGCAGTACGAATGAGTCCAGCAATGGCCCATGTCTTGTCTTCCATCGGCCCGTAGCTCTTGGATGTGAAGTAAGGATGCTTCACACGAACCATAAAGGCGCCCGGCAAATCAAGAATAGGTGCAACACGATCGACCTTGATACGAGGAATCTTAATCATCATCTACTCCCTGTTAGGACACCACGAATAACACATACAATCACCACCACACTGGAGACAGCGTTCACTGTGATCTCGAAAGCCTCCGCCTAGATGAATCCTCAGGCGGACGCCATTGCGCAGCTTCTTCTGACATCCTTTGCAGATGATCCACTCAACTTTCTTATTGCCAATCCACTGGCTGGCTTGCTTATAAAAGACGCAGAGCCGCTTCATGTCAGTCCCTAAATAGCTTCTTGAACTTAGGGAACTGATCCACAAACTCAGCAGCGTTAGTATCATCCAACCAGCTGGCGCTATGCAATAGCTCCCAGCCGTTGATGCCACTCAGAGAGTGGGCGAACCGGACAAACACGCCGGCGTCAGACCATCCCATATTGGGATGATGCCACTCAACAATCACTATCTTGGTAGTGTGAGTACTGACTCGCCGGCAGCGAGTGTAATAATCACTACCTTCATTGACAACAACCCAGTCGCTCACAGAATGATATCTCCTTTCTCCAACGGCTGGAAGTTACCACGACGAGTCTTGATAACCTTCGGCCAGTTATTGCACTCCATATTACTCGCCAGGATGGAGAAGTCCTTCCCCATCTTCTTGACTTGTTCTAGGGTATAAGGAGTAGCTCCCGGGTAGTACTTCCCCGACTTGTTCTTCTCCTTCCCATAGACAGTCTCCTTCTCTCCATCGATCGTAACATCTTTCGATGTCCTATCATAGAACCGAAAGCAGAACGCTCCTTTCGGCAGGATCTTCAGGACTTTCTTAACGTCCCGGTCTTTCACTTCTTTGTCCTCGGTCTCTGCAAACAGAGCACCTGGATACATGAACTCAACATACGTCTTGGTTACTTCAGGCATGAGTCTCTCCTAAAAGGCAAACCCTGTGTTATCCGATGGATAACACAGGGCTATTGATTACAACTATGGACTAAGGGTAACATCGGCGAAGCGTCGCAGCCCGTGGCGAGCACACAAACGTTTTGAACAAATCCTTGATTTGTTCAAAAAGCTCACGTCGTTTGCGGCGCAGCAGGGCGAGGATGGAACTACTAGATGAAAGCGGAGCCGATTCCCAGCCAGACTACTTCCGTAGACACACTGAGGAATGGCGGAACGGGCGGTAGCGAGGGGAGTCTTGTGATAACAAGACGACCCAAGCGGACGCCGTGTAGCGAGTCCGAAGTACTAGGTCATTCTTCTGTAGGGCGCCTGCCATGATCTCATCCTAAGCCACCAATGCCAGGAGAAGATATTGGTCATACATCCCCAAAATCTTTCCCTGATTGCATACGGTTTATCTGTTAGCTCGCGAATGACTTCTTTCATGGGACTCGAGTCGCTGTCAAGGACTAAGGTCTTCTAAAGGAGCGGGCGGGCAGAAGCCGAATGCCCGTTAACGACGCATTCGGCGGTGCCCGCGAAGTGACTGCGAGAAGACCGCGAGTCCGCAGACAGCAGCGAGAGGACGCTTACTTATCGTAGTGCCGCTTAGCAATACCTTGCCGATCCAAAGTCTGGATAGCCGATATAGCTAGCCCAGCTACCTTCAACATATCCTTACGGAAACGGATAGGGTTGAATAGGCGGGTAGTGCGATCCATCTCTACTGCGCGGCCGGTGTAGATCCCGATGTAGGCCGCCCAATCATTGGCTGTGTTCTTATCGTCGAACTCAGTGCCCCAAAGATTGTTGGCATACTCCAGCTCTTTCTTGAGCTCGGCCACGATGCCTTCGAACTGCTGTTCGTTGAATGACATTAGACTTTCCTCTCTGCGTCTTCCGACTCTTCTTCATCTGCCTGGGCGGCCAGGACGTCGTTGACCATGGGCGCCAGGTCTGGGTACTCCAGAGCAATACAAGGGAACTTATAGGGGCAGTACCGACACTGCCAGTCCCCAATGATAGGTCCGATCTTGGACTCCTTCCACTTCCGGCTCTTGCCGTTCTTCCAGGACTTCCATTCGGCGAACTTGGTCTTGCCGATAAAGCCCTTCTCAGCAAAGCTTTCGATGGCTATGTCCGTATACCGGTAGCGGTAGTCTGCTGGGGGTAGGTAGGACACCGGTAGGCGTCTCATCTCCTCCCCGACCCTCTCCCAGAAGGCCTTTTCCTGGCCTTTCCAGGCGATTACAGCCTCTTCCGACGCTTCCGCGGGCAAGGAGGCTGGACGGATTGTCCCTTGCTCCTGGAGCCTCCGGATCGCTTCAGCCTGTGATCGGTTAAAGTAACCCTGGATCTGTTCGAAGCGTTCATAAATCGACTCCACCGTGAAAATGCGCCAAACATCGCCGTTGACTTGAGGATAGTGGAGGCCATCATAATCCTCGTAGATTTCGATATCGAACTCCGCAGTGAGGCAGGTGTCTCGTGTCTCGTAGCAGATCTTGCCATACACGGTCGCATCATCTTTGATCATCCCCAGGTTCACGTCTGTGACCCGGACTCGGTTGCGCGGATTAGTTGGTTTATCCGCTTGCGCAGTTGCAATGATTTGCTTGAGGTTGGCACCAGAACGTATCTCGTTGATATAAATGAGTGTCTGGAGAACATGCTCGAGCTTTGGTTTGCCCTTCGCATAAGGGCCACCAATGATTTCCTTCTGGGCCATATAGCCGTAGATCGATTTGTTTTCACATATCACCGGTTGGCTGGATTGTGGATCTAGGACAACAAGGTCCAGCTCAAAGGCCAGATCAATGTTTGGCACGTAGTGTCTGACCCCAGAGGCAACGTGCAGACCGGCCTCCATAGCCTGGAGCGTAGTGTCTTCTTCGACAGCCTTTCCAGTACGAACCCGTCGCGCACCGACAGGGTCCATTTGGCTGGTAGTCTTCTCCCCTGTGAGCCTGTAATACACCTTTCGTCCACAGCCCCCGGCAAAACCCGCAACTGTGGGTTCGAGCAGGACAGCCGAACTTTCCGAAGGCCAGAGTCTGGCAGATTTGCTTGTCCAGTCATCACGCTTCTCCATACCTACAAGTGCTTTGTCGAGGTGCTCAAACAGTTTGAACATTGTTTCCTTTGGCGCCGGTAATGTGCTCTATACGAAAGAGCTCGTTGATTTGATCTTGCTCACACCTGGTACACAGTCTAACATACATCCCTGCGAAACGCAAAGGGATTCGGACATGCTTGTGGAAGACACGACACCAAAGTTTACGCATCGGTAGGCCTCCACTTCTTATCCTGCTTTAGTCTCTGCATCTTATGGATAGCTTGGATGCGAGTAAGCTTGTCTTCCTTCATTAGCTCGGCGATCTTTGCTTCTTCTTGCTCCGACCAGCCTTTAGACTGCTCTGTCATCTTCTCCAACCTCGGCCTTGTGAGCTCTATCTTTGGCCATTGCTTCCAGCATCTCGGCCGGCGCGCGTCCAGACCCATGACAGATCCAGCACTTCATCCAGTCAAGGCCATTCATTGAATGGCGCCACCTAACTAAACCCATGCCTTCACAGGCATCACAACGTTCCTCCAAAGGAATGGAGAACATCTTGGTGTAGTCTTGTGGTTCAGGGCCTGGTAAATCGTGTTGATTTGCTATTAGTGATGGCATAAGAATATTCCCCAAGCAAGGATTCGAACCTTGCCCTTCGGTATTCAGGACCGACGTGCTCCATGGACGGCCTGCATGATTGCCCAAAAACCAATACACCACTCAGGGAAAGAGAGTTAGGGCAAGGTGGGTGGATCCAAAGCGGTCCGAAAGTTAGTATTGTCACCACTAAACTAGGTGCCGACGCTTCCTGGGCAATCGGATATCATATTAGTATGGACATTGCAGTGTCCAACCCACCTACAGCTGCCCTAATATCAGTCGACCTGTGGAACGGCGTCGCTCACAGCAACAACGTGAGATTGCTCGCCTTCAATATACTCCACAGGTTTCTGCAGACGGTCTTGTATAGCTTCCCAGACCATCTCGAATACTTGTCCAGGAGTCTGGTCCGGATAGACGGTGATCACGATCGTGCGATCCTGACCTACGAGTCTATTCAGATACTCCTGTTGGATGCGCAGCTGGTCTTGCGTGTCATTCCACTTCTTGCCAGCTTGCTTGTTGTTGTCCCCTCTGCGTGCTCGCGCGCGCTCGAGGAAAGCATCCACATCTGATGCTACGAAGAGCACAGTGATGTCCGGAATAGGGCCAAAGAACGCCTGGAAGGCATCCAGGATAGCACCTGGCGTGTTCTTCACAGTCGAGTAAGCCCATTCAGAATCCGCATAGCGATCGGACAGGACCACTAAACCCTTTTCAAGGGCCGGCTCAACCACCTTTGCCACATGCTGAATGTGATCGGCGAGGAATAGGCAATCAGCCACTCCCCGAGCCATGTTGTGAGTCGTAACCGTGTGGAACAGAACCTGGCGTATCGCACTACCCAGGTCGGTAGGATCCACCGGGCTGCCAGGCTCCTTAGTAACGACGACTCCATAGCCTTCCTCCCTCATCCGGGCGCCAAGCATCTCCATTTGAGTGGTCTTGCCTGTACCGTCAACACCTTCGAACGTAATCAATCGACCTTTCATTCCGTTCTCCTGATCCGCTGTATGTAAACCAGTTTACCCTTACCGCCCTGTCGAGCCAAAGCCTTGTGTACCCCGAGAACTCTCACCCAGAGTGGTAGCTTCCTGAATAGTGCCGGGAAACACCGGAACCAATACCAGTTGAGCAACCTTGTCTCCATGGTTGTAAATGACCGTTGGGTCATATTGATAGAAATCGTTGGGTCCAAGTGGACCTCCTGAACCGCGGAACTCTATCGGCGCGTTCGAGTTGTACAACAGGACAGTGATTTCACCCCTGTAACCACTGTCAACCACGCCTCCGAAGACATCGATGCCAGCCTTCCCTTGTGAGCTACGAGCTTTAATGATTCCGCCCCAGCCCTCCGGAAACTCGCAAGCAATGCCTGTCTTGACCGCAACAGTTTGACCGGGCTGTACAGCCACCGTCTCGAGGGCGAAAAGATCAAACCCGAGATCCCCAGGATGCGCTCTCTGGGGCAGCTTCGCATGCTCCTGTAGTTTCTTGACATACAGTTCCATGATTCTCTCCTTATAGAGGATAACTAGAGTGAGTCTTCACGGGCTTCTTCGTGCTAAATCCACGAGAGGCCTTACTGGTAGTAATCTGCTTCGCTTGAATCAGTTGCTTGCCAGGGCTCTTCGAACTGCCGGCGATGTTGAACTTCTTCTTCTTCGCTTTCTTCTTGTCTTCCATATCCGTCATGCTTTCTCCACGCTTGGGCTCGCGAACACTTTCTCGCGCGCGAACTCATAGTTCTTTTGAACACGTTCCTTTTCAGAGTCAGGAAGATGTTGACCTTCCTTCACTCCCATTAACAAAGATGCCCACGTGTTGGCTGCCTCATGAAATCGGCCGGTGAAGAAAGCAGCCAAGGCATATTCATCTCGATTCCGCCACTCACAGAAGCTCTTATCCATGAAGAGCTTATCATCTGCGAGGGGAATCTGACAAGCCTTCTCGGCGAATATGTATGCCAGGTTGTACATCTTCTTCTCCCGGCAATACCGCGCGAGGGCACCCAAGGACTCGGACCTATTTGGATTGAAGTCATAAGCATGCAGGAAATCTGCAATGACTATGTTCCAGGTGTCCCCTCTCTTCATCTCAAGGACCGCGACCTGATACAAAGAATACCATACTTCTTCGTACCAGCCACCCATAGTAGCCCTCTTCAGATAGAGCTCTATGGCTTTGCTGTAGGACCCGGCATCCCGATAGCTCTGAGCCAGGTAGAATACATTCCGAGAGTTGTTCGGATCCTTCTCCAGCTCCGCCTCGAGGATCTTGGCGTCGTTCAGGAAATACTCCGTCGTCTTTGGCCGGCCGGACTCCTGGATAACGATAGGTAGTAACTCTACCTTAGGTTTATCCGGTTCACACGTCAAGTACTCATGTGTGGCACCAACATGATGCCAGTTGTACTTGGCCGGTATAATGAATGGCTTCTTGAACTCTGTGGTTCCCTGGCGATGAATAGCCCAATAGGCTACGTCAGGATCCAACTTCAACTCGCCGGTAGTCTGCGGAACGATTACTTGATCGCCATCCAGCAGCATTAGGAAGTCCGCCGGACTGGGTTCCTTGGCAATCTCAATGAGCTCATTGCGATTGTGTGTCCAACCGACCCACGGCCGGTCAACAAGATTACCCGGGATTCCATGCATCTCATCCAGGATAATGTTCTTGGTGTCATCCGTGGACCCGGTGTCGATGATCAACCAGCGCCCTATAAAAGGCTTGGCGGATTGCAAAGCCGGGCGAATCCTCTCGGACTCGTTCTTAACCATCATGCAAAGACGGATCATTCTGACCCCTTGGTTCCGTGCTGGTCCAACCACTTCTCCCAGCACGTCGGCCGGTGGAAGTAATCATAGACGTTCCAGATGTTCCACAGAGGATTCCAGGTAATAGCCTGCCACGGCCAGATAATCCTATGGCAATAGTGGCATATGTGTGGGAAGTGACTCATATTTGCCTCTCTTCTATTGTATCATCATGAGGCGGAGGAGGCGCTACTTTCTCTGCCTTTGGCTTCCGCTTCTTCTTAGGCTTAGGCTTCGGTTTCGGCTTGGGCTTTGACGGCACCCACGGTACAAACTTCTCCGTATTCTTCTCCAGCTCATCGAGATACTTCTTGTACTTCTCTACGAGATCTGGATCCGGTTTCTGAGGAGGTGGAAACTTAGGAACGCCTGGAGGCTTAGGCTTGGGAGGCGGACCAAAAGGCACATCATCATACGTCTCCCAATACTTCTGGTTCCAGGTCTTCCCCTCATAATGTTGCCAGTCTGTCATTAGACATCTCTCTCTTCAATGAGTTCTCTGTCGAGCAATACTTCCTCAACTCTCAACGCATCCATGGGAATAGGAGTAGTTACTTTATTCAAGGGGATCCATCTCCCTAACTCTCCGTAATAACCTATTTCCCCATCGGTGGGGTGTTGATATAACACTCCCATCTTTGGATTACCAGGCATTGGAATAGGTGGCCCAAGAGGCGGATACATTAGACGTCTCTCTCGACGTCGAGTACGTGTCCCTGATCTCCGACCTCGGCGATCTTCGTAGAGGCTTGGTCCAACAGAGTAGGATCGATCGGCATTTCTTCCATGCCGGGCATGCCAGGCTTCTCTGGCATGATGTCCAGGTCACTGTCTTCTTTGACTTGCGTCACACCATCAGACAAGACCTTCGTTATTTCCGTGACTGTATACTCGACTCCGTCAACCAGAACCACATCACCGACCATGTATTCTTTGTCGGATGTGATCGTCGACTTAGTGCCATCCTCTTCGTTCTCAAGCACATACGCCGGCTTACCAGAGATACCAGCCGGAGCCTTCTGAACGTTCTGCATGCCTATACCACCCAGGCCTTGATGCCAGGGCTTAAGAGAGGCAGCAGCTTTCACCAGGGTAATACCATCTACCGCGGCGCCCAAGTGCTGTTGGGAGCAGGCGGCCAGGAGCTTGCATGCATGGACAGGATACATAATACAGATGTTAGTCGCATTCGGCTCGTAATCTATATCATCTGTATCACTGCCAGGCTTGGTGAAGCTGATCATTACCGGGAACTGCCCAGGCACTGAGGTAACGATCTTATACTTCTTGCATGCAGCATTCCAGTTTGCTATGTTGGAAATGAGCAATACCATTTAAACCTCTCTCGATTCTACTACATCCAGTGCGGGATCTGAAACCATTCCGAGCTTTACCTCTAGCTCTTGAGTACTTAGACCCAAGGCTGTAAGCAAAGCATCCTTAGACACGACTGTGTGCTTCACATCCCATGTCAGATGAAAGTTAATGTTATCCACTAAAGTGATAGCCAAACAAGGAAACGTGGGATCTTCAGGATGAGAAGTCTCATGGAACTTATAATCCTTGGGACAAGCATCAGCTATCCACTTTTTATATCTCTCGAAGCTCTCTTTGCTACTACAACCGCCGTGTATGAGGAACATAAATAGTAGGAGCCCAGGCTCGATTCTTCCTGGGCCCCTTTCCTATTAGACGTCTCTGTCCGAGATCGTCCCGTCTTCGTAGCCCGATTTGATCGAGCTCATGATCTCACCCTTCTTCTGCGCGCGTTCACGCCAATCTTCTGGACAGTAGCCCAGATGGTTCACGAACAGAAGCGACAGGTCGATCATCTTTTCCACTTCACGTGTAGATGGCAGCACGTCATGGAAGGCCTGATTCCAATCGGCGAGGCCGACGGCCCCACGATTGTCGAAGCATGCGTTGTCGATGGCCTCTTTCAGGACCACCTCCATCTCAGCTCCAGTCCATATCCGTTGATCATGCAGCATCTTTCCAATACCTTCCTCATGAGACTCCAAAGTCTTGGAGAGCTCAGGAGCAAACTTGAATCCTTGTTTCTTCGTCAGGGCCTTTAAGATCTCCAACCGCCCTTTGGCATCGCCAGCTGCGGGTGGCAGCGCGGGCAGAATGGCATCGAAACGACCAGAACGAATCAAGGCGGAGTCCAATAGGTCCGGACGGTTCGTGGCGCCAACAACGACGATACGACCCGAACGGGATTCATCGGACAACCATGTCATGATCGAGTTGAATACACGAGACGATGTCCCCGAGTCACCGACAGATGTGCGGCCAGCCGAAAGCACCGACTCAAGTTCATCAATAAATACGATAACGGGAGCCGCGGAGTCAGCAGCCTCGATAAACTTCTGAGTGTTACTTTCTGTCTCTCCAACGAGACCTCCGAACAATCGCGCGAGGTGCGCGATCATGAAGTTTACACCAGCTTCCTTCGCCATAGCCAGAGTGATGGCCGTCTTTCCAGTGCCCGGAGGTCCAGTGAGAAGTACCCCACGGGAACAAGTCCTCTTGTCACCCTTCTTGAGCGGAGCAATAATCTTCCGCTGAAAGTAGCGCTTGAGGTGTTCGTGCCCCCCAACTTTATCAAACCCGTGTTCGGGTTCGCGGAAATCCACGAGACCACCATACTCTTCCTCCAGTGCCTTGGTCTTCAAAGCTCTGACCAATGGGAAGTCAATGGGTTCATGATCCAACTGGGCACGCATGAAGATGTTTTCCATCTGCTTGCGCGAAAGCCCTGCCGCTTGAATGCTAAACGTATGGGCATCAAACCCAGGCGCGTATTCAATACAGGTCACTTCCTTGCCTCCCAGCTTCTGAGGAGAGCCCTTCTGGGCGCGCTCTTTCAAGCTGGCGTCAAAGTTGGTCAACCACTCTTCACGGTCTTTCAAGGTGGGCTTGGGAATCAGGATGGCCCTGACACCAGACTCGCCACCGCGAATAGACTCATGGATATCAGAGATATGTCGGGTCACTATGATGACACGGTTCTTGTTACCAAGCGCTTCATCACGGGCCCAGCTTCGAATGTTCACAATGGACGCGCGATCGCTAGCCAGCTGAGACATCTGGCCGGCCGGGAAGATAGCATCGCCATCGAAGAACACGATCGTAAACAGAGGATCAGGGAGCTTACTCCCCTTCTTGGAGGCATCAACCTTCTGATTGTGTTGATGCAATCTCTTGGAGGCAGTGAACCAGATGTTCAAGGTGTTCAAAGCCATGTCAAAGTTCGACGGCTTTTCCAGATCCTTGATCTGATCATCGAGGGCTGTGTCGCTCGTAGCGGGCATCATGTCCTTGATGTACTGCTTCATGACTTGGCGCCAGAGATTGTTGCTCTCCGGGCTAGCGAACTCAAGGCCATTGGACATCGTATAATACGCCAGAATACGAGCCACCTTGTTCACTTCTTTCTTCTGCTCGTCGTCCTTGCACTCCAGCATCATCGTTGGAGTATCGCAAGATAGAGCGAGAGCCCTGCGCAGATCACCGCGCCGGCCGGAGTTATTCGGGAAGTCGTTCACGTTTCCATGGAAAATGAAGACGTGAGCTTCCTTAGCCCGGTAGCTATCGAAGAAAGTCTGAATGAATGCAGGATGTTCAGACGCTCCGTTCGTCGGCTGCGTTGTTGCTTCCGCCATTATTCACCTCAACTGTGACTGAGTATACATCAGCGGGCCCACAAGACCAAGGAACCTCACTCAGGAGATTCTCATGTCGTAAGTAGGCCGAAATGTAGTTAGAGATCGCCTGTTGGAACTGGATCTTATCATCCAAGTTCAAGCCCTTTACGGACTGGTCCCACCAGGGATCTTCCATTGCGCGGTCAGTGTCCAACTTGACACGGCCGACGATCGTAAATGAAACATCTACGATTGGAACGTTCATGTTAGGTTCTTATTCAGCCACTCGACTTCTCGTCTGAGGGCTGCCTCCCTTAGGATCGTGGCGCCAGGCAGAATAGGACCACCTACAGGAGTAAGATTCACTCTCCATAGTACGTCCCAACTCCTGGTCCAGTCTGATACTCGCCCTTGATCCCCGAAAATCCATCTCAGTAGGTGGAAGCTCATACGATAGCCTCTCGTATACGGTTCCACATGGCTGGCTCTCCGAGTCTTTACAGATCCCATCTCCCTAAAGCATTTGCATTCAGGGTGATCCAAGCAGACCACAGTCCCGTCATCGCGAACGACGACACTAACTTCTTGGTTGGGCATGGTTCCGGATCTTAGGAGCTCGGGACAGCAAAAGATTGCTCAGATAATCAATCGCAATCTCGATCTCTTGCTCATCAAGCATATCGATAAGGCGATCGAGTTCTTCCTTACCGGTACCCTGACGGGTGTAAACAGTGTTACCTTGAAGCAAGCTCACTAGCCCCATCGCTCCTCCCGCCGGCCGGAGTTATCGACCGGTCTTAATCACGTTTTGGTTCGGCTGCTTGTAATACTCGGGCTTCTTGACGTCCTTGGTCACCTTGCCGATCTTCTTGAAAGCATCAGCAACGTGCTTACAGGTCCCATCAATAGCTCCGATGATGTCGACGGAAACATTTCCCTCTTCATCGATGTCAACGTTGACTGTCTTAGCCACGATTCCCTCCGATATTTGGATTCAGGATTCTGTCCAGGACTTCCACTGCTGTTCCCAGATCAGGCACTCGGAAGCCAGTGGCTTCCCGAAGCATTGGATGATCATGCGGATTGCCTTCCTCCATTACAAGGACGAGAGGCTTACGCAGAATGTCAGCCATACCTACTTCTATCATGGTGCCTACGCTAATGCGGGTGGCACCAACAAGATTGACGAGAATAGCATCGCACGTGGTAACATCCCAACGATCGCGAGTCATAAGCCCGCGGTCAGAGGAAAGACAAGCCACAGGCTGGTCTTTCAGCTGGTAGGATTGTTCCAACGTACCGAAGTTCTTGAGGTAGCTCTTCGCGCGCAGAGGCGAATAACCATCTATGCCTAGCTGGTCCAACGATTCAGCTACCTTCACTCTCCAGTCTTGACCTTGGTCATAAGTCAGCCCGGAGATAGGGCCGGCAAGATAGACCTTTGGTCTCGAGCGTCCGTTACTCATCGGGTCGTCACGAACTGTAGGCGCTGTACAGGCTTGCCAGTCTTCTGGTCCGTGACCTGTTTCTTGCCAATGAACTTCAGACCATTTCTCTTGGCCTGCTTCATGGCAACTTTCTCGGCGTACTTCGCCTTGAGTTCTTTCTGTTTCTTCAGATTGAAGTTCGTGCTCTTATCATAGTCGCTGATAATAGCAGTGAACGTCCCATCGGCATTCTTCTTGAACCCGACGTCATTGCTCGCTCCGCCAACCTGGCGCCGCGGAATGATGATCTCGGCCTTCTGTTCGCGCTTGTCGCCGTGATAGCCTTCCAGATTCTGGGGCTTCTCACTGACCTGCGGTTGATAGCCCATCTCCTTCAGGGCTTCAACTAGACAGTCTTGATCCGAGAACTGTGTTTCGATCTCGTTATATGCACTCACGTGTGTCTCCTTAAGGTTTCACAGGGGGTTGATACGGCTTGTAATACTTGATGCATGCTTCGTCCATGAACCATCCATATGCGGTTCGCGAAATCAGCACTAACTCCGGGCCATTGCCGACGGCCGGCTCGAAAGCGTATTGATCCTTACCTGCATACTTATTCAATAGGCTATTCTTGATGCCCTCGTAGTGCTCATCCTTTATAGCATATTGTATAGGATTCTTGCCCAAAGCCAAAAGCATGTCATACACCCGGTACTCGGGGATAGTCGAGCTTATCGCCATGAAGTTACAGATGTTACCGTTGATGACGTCCTCCCTCCGCTCAAAGTGTTCGCCGAAGCGTATCAGCTCGGCGTTGACGGAGGACCCTCGTCCAATGGTCTGGATCGTGTAACGGCTACGGAACCTGTCGGACCGACCAGGTATAATCCTCTTGTACTTCCCATCCTTCTCCAGCTGGTGAGTCAGGATCTCTTCCCAAGGCTTGGGATCGACCCGCTTATCAGTCAGGAACAAGGCCTGTACCAGGTTACCACACTTGGGACAGGTATGTGCATAGACAAGAGGGAACTCTATCTCTTGCTCATGGCTCCCCTCATAAGGGAGGAACCAGAGCTTGGTACCATCCTTACTTGGCTTGATCACGTGTAGCCTCCGCGACGCTGGCAGCAAAATCATGGCCAGTCTTCATGGCAAAGGATAGATTTCTACGATGGTATTTATCCTTCACCCCACTAATCGTTTGTGCTGGTTGCCCGGCATCCTCATACAATGCCCAATCAATGATGATAGGCAACATGGGATCTTTCAGGTCCCAGATCTTGAACTCCCAGTCAGGATGACCCTTCTTCCAGTAGTCCAAGCTATCCTGGGCCCTCTTCAGCCCATCTATGTGCTTGCCTGGGCCCCAATAGTTCAGGGCGCCCCACCAATACTGCGTCTCATTCGGCAGGACACCTAGACTGAACGAATATTCTACCGGCCCATACAACAACTGCGTCTCATTCGGCAGGACACCTAGACTGAACGAATATTCTACCGGCCCATACAACAGAGGATCACCAGGCTTCTTGATCAGAACCACATACCCCTCATGATTGCCCACAGAAGTCTCTCCAGATGGGCTTGAACCATTGCATGAGGGGACTTACTTGATCAGCTGGAGGATTGGTTTCATTTCCTCCCTGATGATTCGTGTCCACGCCGGCAGCAACAGTCTCCTGGACGTGTCGTCCAGCCCGTCTAATACTTTCTGGGCTGCCTTCTCCGCCAGCTGCTCCAGGAACTGCTCCTTCGTTATTGCTTGTGGTGTCGTCGACATACGGATATGGATCCTCCGGTTGGTTTTCAATCTGATTGTAGTGCTCATCATAGAAGTTGAGCACCATACGGCCATTCTCTTCCATTACCTCTGGAGGATAGGGCACATCTCCGAAGTTAGGATGATCAACAACCTCCGGGTAAATAGCATACCAGCAGTTCTTGTCATCCAATCCCGGGCTGAACCTCATTAGATGCTCAGCTATCTGGAGAGTGGAGCCAATGTAGATGGTAGTGCAATCCATGCAATGACATGGCTGCCACTCTCTATGTTCAACAATCCAAACGTAGTTAGACATCTCGATCCTCGATCATCTGGAAGGTCTTCTCAGTTACGAAGATGCCTTTCTCTCCTTCTTCCTTAAGGTAAGAGAGTAGCCCTTCGCGATCGCTAAGCACCCGGTCAACGAACCAACGCAAATCGATCTGGTGAGCGCGACGGTTAATGACCTTACGATCAAGTGCTTGTTCAGCAGCCGCCACTTTAGCATAAAAAGTGTTGTAGACATGTTCGTCGATGCTATTCTTCGCCATCAAGACGTAGACATTGCACGTACGATTCTCAGAGGTAGGAGTAAACGCACGAGACCATGCCTGTTGCTGTAGGCCTGGCTCCCACAAAAGATCGCAACAAATAACTGTGTTGGCGGCAGACAGGTTAGTCCCTTCCCGAATCTGACGTGTTCCTGCAATGAATATTTTCCGAGTAGGGTCTTCAAGGAAAGCCTCGAAGTTCTCGTTTCTCTCATCGTCATCCCATGTACCATCGAAGACGATCGGATTATGTTCCGACAGCATCTTCGCCAGTGATTTTCTCATCTCCACAAAGTCAGTGAGGACCACGACCTTTTCATTGGCCGCGACCTTGGTGGCACAGATGTTCTGAATATCAGCCATCTTGCCGCCACCCAGGGGTCCATCATATACTGCTGCCTTCCCAACCTTCTTCAGCTTAACGTTGAAGTACTCGGGGCAGGTCGCTCCGATTCGGAGGTAGACCATTTGCGAGACAACCATTGCCTGGTTGAGGAGATGCCCAGCCTGTTGTACCTGAGCAGAGTACTGATTAAAGTTCGACTCGAAGTGGTTGATTGCAGCCACCATGAGCTGCGCTTGCTTTGGATCCATAACCGATTCCACGCGATGAAACTCAACATTCGGGTAGTATCGATTGGCCTTTGCGAGAGAGGCTTTAACGAGTTCATCTTCGTAGTTCCTCCGGACCATCTTTGAAGACATCAGCTCCCAGAAGGCAACTGGATTCTTCAAGTAGGGTAACATCTTACGACTATCTTTCAGCCCGTGCCCACGCTTGATGTTGATGTATTCGCAGAAGCGATCGTAGAACTCTGTGGCTCCATCTTTCTGATGGTACGGGAATGCCGCTGATCCTCCCTTAAACACCCAATGAAGCGGCCAAAACGCGTCCGCAGGAGTATTGGGCATAAGGGTCCCAGTAAGGCCCATGCGGCGCTTGGCCCGTATAGAGCGTATTGCTTTCCCCGTGTCAGAGTCCAATGATTTGATTGTATGTATCTCATCGATGATTGCTCCGGTGAAGTAGTCCTTGAGATGGACCTTCTTCCCACGGTCAGTAGTTATTCTCTGCTTGTAGGGCGCCGGAATCCAGACCGCGTCTGCTTGGTGGCATTCGTGGCAATACCGGCCCTTGGTATTCTTGTCCTTGCAGTCCTTGTGGAACTTCAGGCCCCAGTCAATCCAACCAACGTAGTTATCCTGGAAGGTTATGGTCTCTTCGATGAGACCGTCAACCATCTTTCCTTCGTCGTTCTTGACCTTGCCTTTCTTCTGGACGATCTGATCGACCTTAGCGCCGGTGAAAGATGTGATGTTAACAGTCTTACCACCGAGCTTTATCGGCTTCGCTCTCTTGATCTTGCGAGTCGTCGAGTCGATCGTATATCCCCAGGCTGCACCATTAATCGGGGCGCCCGTACGAGAAGCGAACTTGGCCTTGCAGTCGCAAAGTTGATTCCTGCAAATATAGCCGCGTTCCTTGGTCCAGCCAACAGTCTTCTCGACTAGGAACCCACCTTCAGTCTTGTTCTTCTTAATCTCGAGGCGTTCAAGCGAGCGCTTACAGAACGGACACTTGTGCTCGACGATGATCTCTTTCTTGTTCTCCGTGTATGTCCGGTGCAAATAGCTTTGGCCCTTGCGCCGGAAGACACGATGAGGATCGAACGTCTTCTTCATCCAGCTGTAAGTCAGGAGATAGAACGTTCCAGGTTTCTTGAGGTCCTCCATGCTGTCAACAATGACGTAGTTCTTGAGCCCGAGCCTCTCGAACTCCTTGACCGTGAATAGGCGAGCATTGCGTGGCGCAACAATAGCCACACGCTTACTGCCCCAAAACATGGCACAGACGATAGACTCCGACGTCTTTCCCATGCGCATGAGTTTACCATTGAGGGTGCCACGCTTAAGAGCTTCTTGTACAGCGTCGACTTTGACGTGGTCGTACAGCTCGAGACCCATCGCATCCAGTCGCTTTTGGTACATAGCCAAGAGGCCGGGATACTTGGCGGGTACACACTTAGAAGGTTCATAGATGACTTTCTCTTCATAGTGGAAGTTGTTCTCCAAATCGCCGTTGAACACTGTCCACGGGAAGACGGTGTCATCTGCCATGATAATCTTACAGCCGGGTGCAATAGCCACCTTGCTGATCTTCACCATGCCGTCTTGGTGTTCCTTCGCGTCCTCGGCGTTGCCTCCACCTTGTCCGCCACGGGCTGTGTCAACCACCTGATACCGCTGGCCCTTGGTAAAGATCCTTTGGTTATCAAAGTCAAAGTTCTTGGTACATTCAAGGACCATACCAGCCTCTACCTTCTCGAATAGAGACCGTTCATCCTTGAAGTCGGGCAGCAGGAAAGGAGTCAGCTCCTTAGCCAGGCGCTTCTCTTCCTTCTTGACCCAGTTACCCAACGATGGAGAGATTGTCACGTCCAGGTGATAGCGCGCGAGCAGTCTTACCATCGGATGTTCGTCCAGCTTCACATTGACCAAGCTCCAGGCCCTGGTGGCCCGAGCAAAGTCCATAGGCTGGACATCCGGCAGCAACTGAATCTCTAGCTTCTCCCGAGTAGCCGTAAGAACCGGGTTAGCAAGCTGGGCGATTCGTTCTCTGATTTCGATAAGGGCAACTGCGGCATGGACGTCGTTCGGTGTAATGACGATCTTGCCGCCACCCTTGTGAAGAGTAACGGATGGATGATCAGATACTCCGAGGGGCACCACTGCTTTATGAACCTTCGCTTTCTTAACCACCGGAGCGGGCGGAACATAAGGCTGTACGGGTGAGGACTGTTGATCATTCTGTTCCACTTCTACCTCATCGAGATCGAAATCAAGTGCATTTACGTACTCGATTTTCTTCATCGGTGCAGAACCTTCCCTAGTTTCATGATATCATACCGACCCTTCCCTAGGGTTCCAGCTTGCCAGCCGGCCCTATGGAAGTTATGTCCCGGGCTTGAACGAGACCAGAACATGTAGACGAGATCGATGATGGATGCAATGATGATCCCACCAACGACCCAACCCCATTTCACATAGTTCATTCTAACTCCGTGAACAGGAAAGACTTGTACGTTCGCTTTCCGCGCGTAAGCATTTTGCCCACCACTTCCTTTTTAGGAGCTCGGCCGAAGAGATAGAGCTGCGCAAACGCCTTGACGTCGTCCGGAGCAACAAGGAGTGGAATAGGATTGACCCGAGGGAAAGCATGCTTACCTTTTCTCCGATTAAGCCGTTTCCATTCCTGTGCACGGTATTTATCCATATACGTAAGTACCTGCTTCTCATTGGCTTGTAGGATTGCCTCTCTCTTCGCCTTGATTTGATCCAAGAACTTCTTCATGGGCAATGCGTCAGGCAAGGCACATAGACTATAATGCGTGTCGAAGCAGCGCCATAGGACTTCCTTAGGTGATAGCGAGCGCGTAGTAGAGACGAGTTTACCATCCACACCCCGATACCGCTGGGTAGTACGCAGGTCGCCCCAAGTCCAGGAATCGTTCCCGCGGGCCCGGTACAAGTAATAGTAAACTTCGAGGAACTTTTCGGGCGTAACCCCGTTGCGCCCCAGTCCAAAATATAAGTAGTCCCTGACGGACATCTTGATGATTCTGAGTGCGATAGTTTGTTCCACATTTAACTCTCCCTTGAACAACGATGCCATGAAATCGTCGTCAAGATTGTTGAGGCTCTTCTGGCCCCCGAACGGGTTCTTGCTCATCCCGGGCATTCTCAACCTCCTCAAACTTCACATCGGTCTTCAGCCGGACTGTGTTGAACTTGTATGCTTCCACGATCGTCTTGGCAGGACCGGCCAACCCATTGATAAAGCGATGGCCTTTCTTCCTCTTAACGATCGTCAAGGTACCCAGTCCTTCGACGTCTACATCTCGGCCTTCCTTGATGGCCTTCTTCCATACCTCTACGACCTGATCGACCAGCTTAGCTGCTTTCCGTTGGGAATAACCAAGCTGATCGACCAGGCGTTGTGCGAGTAAAGCCTTACCAGCTCGTAGTTTACCTGGCATTAGAGTGGCTGCCTTAGGGACCATCTCACGAAGAATCCCTGACGTAACAACCACAAACCGGGGAACAACTGTGAGATAGGTGCTTTCATAACCCACCTTCGTCCCCGCACCAATGGATTGGTACTCCAGTTTCTACAGACCATGCTTCCATCTCCAATACCTTCTCTGCTGTGCGCAGAACTTAACGATCGTCCAATACGCCCAGTTAGGAGGCTTACCCTTTCTTCCAGTAATCAGCAACGGTCACGTCCGTCTTGTGAATAATGTGATCATGATTCGTCTGTCCCTCAGACGGGATCAACTGATTGTATGCCCACTGCATCCCGTCCACCATGATCTTGTTGACCGCATCGACCTCGCTGTCTGGACAAGTGAGTACGAGTTCATCGTGGACAAAAAGGAGGAAATGTGCTTCGTGAACGAGTGGGCCAGAGGATTGACCCCCGCGGAGATCGAGATAGATCTTACTGACAGCCATCTTAAGGGCGTCAGCACATGCCGCTTGAATGGGGTGGTTACCTGTGTATCTTTTGATCTGACTGATAATCTCATTGTAACGATCCTTCTCTTCCTTTCCACCCTCGGGATCCTTGAACGGAATCTGATAGAACCTGTAGTGGCCGCCCAGAGACTTGGACCAGCCATACTTAAGGCCATGCTTGCCTTGTTTGTCCAGCCAGATCTTTAGACCCTTCGCCTTCTTGAAGTAGTCTTCGATCAGCTGCTCGGCTTGTTCTTCGGTGTAAGGTGGAGAGGTGTCTCCTGGTTTTCTCGACATATTAATCTGTCGAGCCACCTGCTTTGCGCCCGCGCCATACGGCACACCGAATGTTGTGGTCTTAATCTCCGACCGCCAGCCATAATAGAGATTGTATAAGGGATGGTCTTCATGTTTGTATGCATAGAAGAAGTCGTCGTAGGGTACCCCATGAACGTCCGATGCCATATAGCAATGGATGTCTTTACCCGAGTTCAAAGCCTCCAGCAACCACTCATCCTGGGATTCCCAGGCCATGATACGGACTTCGATCTGACTGTAGTCCGCGCCTAGGATCTTCCAGCCCGCACGAGCCCTGATACCCTCTCGGATATCAGGGACTCGCCAGGCTATCCATGGCTGTGGATGTTTCTTATCGGCCGGGCAGAGATAATACTCCCTTCCGTTGCTGATACCTAACAGCTCTGGTTTTACGCCGGCCATGTCATCTCCTTACGGTTGGAAGCCGATGCTTTCGTCCTCGTGCTTCCCATCTTCAGTTTCATCTTGTTCGAAGAGCTCGGCGCCGTCTTCCGACTGAACTTCACGAGACAGACCAGCCTTCTGTGCGCGCGCAGCATTCCGATAGTCACGTTCAGTGAACGCAGACTCGAGAATGATGTTGCCTTCCTTGTCGCGATACACCCACCATTGGGGTTCCACTCGAACCAGGCCGATGGCTTCGCCGACCTTGCGGAAGAAGCGACCAGCAGACTTGGTTGTCATGGCGCGGGAGATATCAAAATCTGCCACAGCCTCTTGAAGCTTACGATACTCTTCAACGAGTGTGGTGCGATAGCGCTCATACTCGGTGAACAGCTCTGTCGCTTCCTGATAGATCTCAGGATGTGATTCCTTGATCTCCGTCAGCTTGTACTTCGTGGTACGGATAACTCTATTTCTTGCCACTGGCAACCTCCGGTTGATTGAACTTCTCCACAGCCTTCTGATACTGCTCGGGGAACAAAAGCTTGATATGCTCTGCCGCATCCCCAACGACAGGGTCTAAGATGTGATCCGGCCGGGGAAACTGCTGTGCGTCCGACGACCACCTTCCAGTAGCAATAGTCGTGGCTTTGTCCCCGCCTTTACGCTTTTCCAAATCGCCAGCCCCAAGCTGATTAAACTCAGGGTGCAGACGACCGTCAGTAGTAGACCTACGAGCAAGCATCCTTTCGCCATAAGTTGAAATGATCTTGGTACACTCAGTGTACTCTCCCAAGAGATCAGCAAACTCGGTCTCTAAGGCAAGAAGCGTCTCCCTCTTAGTATCCTTTACATCAAAGCCCATCTTGTGAAGAGCCGCCAACTTCTTGGTAGCGGAGTTGATATCGAACTCTTCCATCGTATCAGGCAGGAGGAAGTTACGCTTCTTCCCTGCCTTGTCGAGGGCATCATCATAAATCTTCATGGCTTTGTCTCTGATGTTCTTCGCCTTGGCGCGCCAGTAATCCAGCGTGGACTCAATGCGTTGTTCATCAAGGTCAAAGCCTGTCAGCTCTGCGTCGGCCGTGCCGGCCATAGCACAGAACTCTATTTGAATCCTCTCCCACATCCCCTTGTGCTTCTTGATCTCCTTCATCTGCTCTTGCTTGATGGGAAACAGTAGGAACACGTCACGAGCGGCGTAGTAAAGGTGTCGGTATTGTAGTACGCCAGACATGTTAATAAACTCGCGACGGACGGCTTTGGAGATAAGATAGTGTGGAGGGTATTTCTCCGATAGTTCTTCAAGACCGACCTGAACTCCGTATAAACCCGCCGTGAGTAGTTGCTCCGCCAGCATCGTATCGTACAGGCTGGGGATGTATACCTTGGTTTTATCATCGTAGTGATAGTTAATGAAGTGCACGCCATACTTAGACAGGCAGAACTTAAAGTCGTACACTCCGTTCTGAGTTAGGAAGAGCCTGTCTTGATCCTCCAGGATTCCCTTAAACTCCGGTACCAGCTTTGGTTCAATAAGGTAAACCATCTTGGTAGTACCCAGCTGGAATAGAAGCATCTTGGACGATTCAGATATGGGGTCCAGTCCGTCGCGTTTATTCTCTCCCCCAGTCTCAGAGTCGATACCAAGCTCTTGTTGTTTGGTAAGCCACGCAAGCGGTGCAGATAGGTCATTCTTAGAATGAACCTTGGTGATAGCCGAATCCGCAACAGCTCCTTCAGCGATAGATCCATCTATCCACTCCGGTGTACCAATGACATGGAAGGGCACATCAATGTGCTCCTCAATCTGCTTGGACGATATTGTCTGGAACGCTGGCTTTTTGCTTCCCATTGATTAGCTCATGTACCTCTGCGATCTCGGGCAACTTGTTGCCCAGAAAACTGAAGAGCTCACTCAGGTTCGGTGCTACCACCCAGGTCTTGTAGGCCGGATGTTTGTACACCTCCGTAGCTGAGTACAGACTACCTTCAGGTATGATCAAGAATCCCAGTGCCTTACCTGGCGTAATCATCCGGGTGCAGCAGGTATAGACTTCAAAGTCTGTACCGAAGCGCCAGTTGAAATGCTCTCCGATACCAGTACCTAATAGGTAGATGGTATGAAGAGGCACATGGCCGGCCACTCCAAAAGGAGTCATGGCATGATAAGACCCGCCATACAAAGTAGCCTGCTTTGTACCCTCTAACTGCTTCACCCGCATACTACCATACCCGCTATTGCCGGTATGATCTATGCTTGTGATAGTACATCCTCTCCATGCGTCCTTCGAATACGACGCATGCTGCCAGATAGTCTGGCCTACGTGGTAACCTGCGAAAGGCTTTTTATCCGACATCTCTCCTCATAGTAGGGACACACAGCACGGAATCCCTGTTGGGTGTATTCGTCCACCTTCTTCACGATGTCGTCGAACGTATCTGTATCCCATGATCCTATCACAGGATAGACTCCATCGCAAGACTGATAAATGATTGTTCCGTCCGGCTGGACGGCAATACGAGTGGGAGCTATGTACCGCGGTCTCATGCACTTAACGGTGCACTTCACTTGTTCCCCAATAAGTCTTCCCATAGGGAGGATTTGGGTGTCTGGGGCTTTAAGCCGCACCATGGTAGGATAAGTGTGCGATAGATACTCAAGCATTGCGCGATCCTGAAAGGCGACGTGCTGATCAGTACCAGAGACGAACACCTGGACCTTCCAGCCAAGGGCCCAAAGCATGAACGCCGCAGTAGAGACAGGACTTTTGCTCCATGTCCCGTTCGTGATGCAGAATCGAGGGACACTGTTGGTGTGCTCAAGGATAATAGAGTTCTCTTTCAGGAATAGAGAGGGCTCTCCTCCATAGATTCCAATACCGTTGATCAAACCCCAACGGACGGTCTTCATCCAACTCCGAAACTTCTGCAGGTCCATACGATCGTAGACCTGAGGACCTGAGGAGTACATACAGAAGGAGCACGACAAGTCGCACTGCTTACTGTACATGAAACTGAGGTCGAACATCTGACCTTCCCTATACTCGGGAGGTCTATCCTGCCTCAGTATCTTCACCATTGTCATCTCTCTTGTACTGGCGGTTGTAAACCTTAAGGCCCAAGTAGCTCAGGATTTCGCTGGGCGCCGAGGCAATGGGGATAAGGCGAAGCATTTGGTGAGAGGAAGAATGCACTTGAAGTGTAGCTGTCATGTCTTCCGTGGCGCCATAATAGTTCTTGCCTTTCCATTTGTATTCCTTCCAGACCTTTTCAGGATCCGGAATGACATAATAGCACCAAGGTCTTTTCTGACCTTTGCGGTACACGGCAAAGATCTTGGCCTTGCCGTCGAACTGATCATTCAAGGCGGCAGTCCAGCCAGGCTCCTTCATCTTGACGGCGTCGGTTGCTATCAAGGTAAAGACCTGGGCGGGTATCATCTCGCATTCGTTACTGCTGCGGGCCTCATCTCGCTCATTCTTAAGGTCATAGGTCCAATCCTTGGAACCTTTCTGTGGCTTGCCGCACTTCACAACCTTGAACTTCTTCCACTCGCTGCCACACTCGACCCAGACTTCATCGCCAGGCTTGAAAGGACTTGGCCGTTCCGGCTCTTCCTTGGGCTTCTCTTTCTTCTTGGCCACCTTCTTCTTAGTGACCTTCTTCTTTTTCTTGATAACGATGACAGGCTTGGGCTTGATCTCGTCTTCGAACTTCTTAAGCGGAGGCAGAGGAGGCACCGTAGTCGTTACTGTCTTGGCGCCAACTTCCTTAACGAAGTTCTCCATCTGCCCAATCATTATCAGAGGCAGGGAATACCCTCCAGAAGGCACCGGCGGCCCGGGAATAGAGTCTTGCTTCTTCTTGGCCATTAGTCTAGAGGCACCAGCTCCGACGTCTTGTAGGATCTTGTGTGAGACAAATGCCAGGAGTCATCATAACCCCAGCGAGTGATCTTGAAGTAGCCGGTCACCTCTTTCTTGGGCTTAAACCCATACTTGTAATAAAACTGCGCGATTGGCATATGCACACGATGAGGAATGTCATGCTCATACCCCTCGTAATAGTAGCTGGGTTTCTTGTACAAGTTTGCTGTCTCGAGGAGATCCAGCATTGTCTTGTTGTACATCGACGGGAAGTCAAACCAGATCTCTTCCACAGCAACGTTCTTGCCAGTCGGAGTACGGCAGACAACGAAGTCGCGTGGCCTCGCAGGCTTAGAGTTATTCGTGTATGGCGCCGGCTTATCGCCGAACAAGAATCGGGAAGTGAAAGCATCTAGGTTATCAGCCATGTGCCCTTCCCTGATCAGCTTACAGCGGTGGCGCCGCTCCACTTCAAAGAGCCCATGCTCCCTAACTGCTTGATACTTAAGCAGCTGGATGTAGGTATTGTTAATCTGTGAACAGACCTTATCGCGCGTCTGTTCCAGGAGTACCATTCCCTTACGGGTTCGAAGCTCCTTGTCTGTCATGTCCTGAACCTCGAGCAGGTCCTCGTCATTCGCTTTCAGGACGACATCCGTCACGACAGTGCGAGAGTCTTTGCTGAGTTGACCCCACTTCTCATGAATGGAGTTACTGCCCAGTGGCTCTTCCAAATGGGAGGCATTCCATCCCTCTTCATTCAATAGGTGCAGTGTAGGATAGGTATCCTGCTGCACCTCCTCTATAGGCTTCATAGCTGCGAGCCAGCTGTTGATTCGCTCGTTGTTCATCTGCGATCTCCAAAGAACAGATACTCAGATGTCATGTCGACAATCGTTTTCGATATCGTCTCGAGGTCAGGCGTAGCTGGTACCTTAAACTGTTCAGGTGGAATACTATCGATCTTTGCCACCATTTCATCGGCGTAGCTTACCACCTGGTCATAAGACCACTTACCAGCCCTAATAGAAAGGAGTTCCTGTGCGTCGGGCCGGCGAACCAGCAGATCGCCTGTGGTAAGTATCTCATAACCAGAACGAAGCAGGCGGACCAGATGCATAGCATGCTTAGTGTCGTACCCAAACCGTATCTCTGTTTCATGCCGGTCAGAGTTTCTTTCAGCCATCCAAGTAACATATTGATCCCTCTTCTTCTTTGCTTCATCGTAAATGTGCTTCTGAAACTCCCACGTCTGATCAATATTGCCATTGAACATACGAGGTTGACCAAGCTTGAAGAACTTTTGATCGTTCCTCTCAGGGCAAATGATGTTGGACGTTCGAAAGATCTCCAGGACCTCCGTCTCTGACTTCAGATACAAGATCGATTTATTGTCCCACATATCCTTCACACGCTCCAGCATATTCTCGCCGAAGCGCCAGGCTACCCATTCTTTCGAGACGTTCCCCGCGCGAACAAGAGGCTCCAGCTTAGCCATGTCATCCATCTCTTGCTGTAGCCACTTGGTATGCGTACGGATCCGATGGAGCTGGGCCTTAGCATAACCAACGAACGTCTTCTGGGCCCGCTGACTCAGGAACCTATGACGTATTTCCCGCAGCGCTTTTGCTTCAGGAAGGCATAGGAGTACATCGCTTGGGTCCACGAAGAGCAACTCGAGCACGTTTGGATTATTAGCAACTGCCAGCGTTGCATACTTCCGCAGCGAGTAATAACTGCGGTCTTCTTCACTCTGCTCTGACAGCAGATCGAAGGCCCGTAGTCCGAAGTAGTACTCAATGGGCGGAATGAAAATACCAGCAAAGTCTTCATCAGACGTAGGGAGATTAGTCCCGTAGGCATGGCTACCGCACCTCACCTTGTAAATCAGGTTGGCTTCGGCAATGTCTTTTGCTTGCATGGCTTTACCACCTGGTTGATTTTAGAAAGCAAACGCTGAGTCATATCCGTAGCTTCGGACAGAAGGAAGTTAGGATCTACAGTCTTAGCACAATAAACTGTTGTACGAGTAGCCTTATCGGGCCACTCTTTCTTGGGGCCAATCCTTGCTAGCCGCATGTACAACACATAACGGGACTTATGTACGCTTTGTGAGGACTTTGTCGGCGATGCCATAAGCCACTGCCTCTTCGGCCTCCATAATGTAGTCACGATCGCAGTCGGCGTGGATCTTCTCTAGGGTCTGGCCGGTATCCTGTGACAGATACTTCTCGATCTGGTCTCTCATGCGGCGGAGCTCCTTGGCTTGGAGTTCCACGTCGCTTTGCTGTCCGCCACCGCCACCAGACCACGGTTGGTGGATCAGGACGCGCGTGCTAGGCAGAACATAACGGTGTCCCTTCTCGCCGGCAGTCAGCAAGGTAGCCGCCATAGAGGCACACTGTCCAAACCCAATGGTATGAACAGACGGCCGAATCAACCGCATCGTATCTCTAATCGCCAGCCCAGCAGTGATGTCTCCACCTGGGCTATTGATGTAGAGCATGATCGGCTTGGTCTTGTCTTCCTTCTCGAGGAACAGGAGCTGTGCCACCACGATCGCCGCGGTGTAGTCCATGATCGGAGTACCAATCATGACGATCCTTTCCTTGTTCAGCAACGAGAAGATATCGTATACCTTGATGCGATTCCCATCTCGTTCCTCAACCATGGGAATAGTAAAGTCATACTGCTTTTGCATTGCTTGCCTCCGAAAGTATACTAACTCCGTTCAGCTTCTGTGTCACTTGCTTCAAGATCTCCGTCTTTACTGCATCGGGGTTCTTCAATACCGAGCAGAGATCCACTGTGAAGTCTAGATTCATGCGCAGATTTGCCTGATGATTACCTTTCTGCAGCACACCCTCACCCTCACAAGGGAACTCCTTCCCAATCAAGTGCATAATAGCACAGCACATCTCATGTGCTTGAGAAGGCAGGAGCTTAGCCCAGGCAGTAGCCAGAGTAGGTGAATGATAGTAAGTAGAACCTTTACGACCAATCGATACTTCTATCTGGCCGTCTTGTGTCCTACGAAACCCGAGCCCATAGTTACGGGCCCTCTTCTCTCCTAGACCGGCACAAGAGACGTCGATATAGATCCTCTCAAATCCTAACTTCTGTTCTTCAGGAGTCATAGAGGATGCCCAAGCTTCTTCTCCAACTCGTCGGCGAACATGTTCAATACTGCAGCTATCTCCTGGGCATTATCCAGGTACATTGCTACCCTCTTCCCTGACTGGAAGTATAGATAACATAGAAGCTCGAGCAGATCTTCCTTGACCTTCTTGTCGGCCGCGCCGCAAGTAGTAAGAAGCTGAGCGAACTTCCTGAAGTCAGCACCAGTTAAGTACTGTGTATGCTGACGCTTACCACGAGGGCCTTTGAACTCAATCTCACAGCTCTTATAGTCCGGAGGACTGTTGTGAGAGTTCCAGCCGGAACCTGTATGGATATAACAGGTCCCAGGCGTGGGATCTTTACGAGTGATTTTGATAGACTTCTGCGGCAAGTTCCACCACCTTATCTACATCCAGGTACTGACGCTTGAAACGATCGAGGCACTTGATCAGCTTGTACTTTTTGTCAAGGTTGTCGGGCTCCCTGAGAAGCGCGGCTGGGTGCGGCAAGCAGTAAATAGCTTTACCGGGCAGCACAGTAGTGGCATACCAATGCCCCATGTGACTGGTGTCTTTGGGGTCTCCACCGAGCAAGCATTTTGCTGCGGACCAACCCATAGTAACAACGACTTCGAGATTAGGCATTGCCCTGAGGATGCGGAGGCAACGATTCGGAAAACAAACGGCGAGCTCATCAAGCTCAGGTTCACGTTGACTTACCTCCCCGTCTTTCTTCTCGACGTCCGGCGGCTTACACTGGACGACGTTGATGACAAGACAGTCGGAGTTGGTGTCAAGATTGATGTACTTGAACCACTTGTCGAATAACTTGCCGGACTTGCCAGTAAGGGGCTTACCTGTCTCCATCTCCGTGGGACCAGGCATGATAGAGACTGCAGCGATTCGAGACGTCGGATTCCCACGCCAGACAAGCCCACGATTCTGTTTGGCTTTCTGGCAATGTCCCAGCCGGCAATCATAACAAGGAACCGATAGGTCTTTAATGACTGCCAGAACGTTTTCCTTCTCAAAGAGATCCTCTCCGAAGTCTAGCATCAGACCTCCCGATCTAGATGACCACTACTAGCTAGTTGTCTAGCTACTGTCTCTGCGATCTCCACTTCAAATATGTTCCTGATTTCAGGTCCTTCTTCTCTCTCAATAGGTGTCAGATGGAACAGCTCTTTCGGAGAGACAACGTACAGCTCCGTGCCTGCTGGCAGTGCCAGCTCGACACGAATCTCGCCGTTCACTTCACGAAGTCCTGTGACTCTATAGTAGCCGGTATTATAGCGAACAACGGCTCCAAACTTCACCTCATTCAGAAACATTTTGCTTGGCCTCCAGCTTCTTGGCCTTCTTCAAGTCCTGTTTAACTTCGTCTTCATCGAAGAGCTTAGGGAACTCATGCCGATGATTGATCCAAATCCAATGAAGGTCCCAACTGTCGGTCTTCCTTTTCAGGAGAGTGCCATACATGTAGCGAACCATGGCAGCAACCTTCTGCCAGGTCGCAATGGTCTCCTTGTTTACCTTGTCGTCCCACGACAAAGGCTCACCGTGCTCATCCAAGTAAGGTCTCTTCGTTGGCTTGGTAATAGCCTTGAAGATCTCAATCAGCTGGTCTTGCGGCATAGGTACATTGGACTTCAAGTACCAGTCGCAAAGGCGCCACATTACCATGACCTTACTTGGCATGGACAACTCCACTCAGCTTCGGATTGTTGAGCTCCCTTATCTGCTTCTGCAAGGTAAGGTACTCAGTATAGTTCTTGATATGAGCTGGGCCGGAAGTGTTTCGCACTACCTCGGCCAGCTGATCC